ACTTGCTATAACTATAACAAATATGACTAAACCCCCAACACCGTTGGAAACGGTGTTGGGGGGTCTTAACTAAATGAAATAGGTTGGAATATAGAGGGGTGGGGGGATGGGTATTGCTCGCTACGCTCACAACCCACTGCTACGCATTGGATAATGTGTCCTATTAAACGGACACTTGTAAACTTACAAATCAAAAAGCACCCTTGCGAGTGCTTTCTGACAAATAAGGTAACAAAAATTGACTATGAGGAGAATCATTAAAAATGGAGCGATTAAATGGTTTTCCTTACAATTATTGTACCGTATTTATGTGGTGGTGTCAATAGTGAACTTCGGTGCATCACCAAAAATCAGTTCTTGCCACAACCTAACCTCTTCGAGTACCTCTGCACTATCAGGGTACATAGCATCATAACTTGTTTCTACGGTGTAAGTAACACCGTTAATAGTAGTTGTGTGTGGCTCATTGACAATGCTTCTAAATAATTGTCTAACACCTACAGGTAATGAAGGTAAGTCAAAAACACTATCGTTAGCAGGAATTGTGTCTTTGTTACAACCTGATGCCTTAACAACAACTCGACCATCTTTTGTCTTGTAAGCATAGTGTCCGATAGCAATAGCCTTAAATCTTACGATTTCGTTTTCGATTTCAAAACTACCAAGTTTTTTAAGGACTTCATAATCATAACCATTTCTATCACAAAATGCCTTAACTGTTAACTGTGCCTGTTTATTGTATTCCGCTATCTTCTTACGGTTTTCAGGTGTGTCATAACAGAAGATACTATCGGTATTAGAATATAACCAACCCTCTAACTGTGTACCTAACTCAATGATAGCCTTTTGACAATATGCTACAATGAACGAACCCCATTGTGGTGCAAACACTCTTTCTGCCGATTTGAACTCTTGTAATGTGGTAAACTTTCTTAATGAATTACCATAAATTGAGTTGATAGCAATTTTATTAACCGCTTTTTCACCACCCGTTGAAGTTTCCTTTTTGATAAAGAAGTTAACTAAAGTATCTGTGTAGCATTTAGGTAAATAATCACAATCATATACCGTAATAGAAGTACATTCAACATCATATATGGTAATAAGGCTTGTAAACAAATCGTATGCCACATTGTTGAGTACAAACTTACCTGTAACCTTTTCGCCCGTGATGATAGGGCTTTTGTCATTAACATCCTTAAAGCACTTTACGAGTGAGTTTGTTGTGCTATAAGTTATGTTATATATACCTATGCTCAATTGATTTTCACCACGGACATCTTCGGTTGGTGCATCATAAGAAACGCCTGCACTAACACAATGAGGTAATATATAATCATAAATGTATGCTGATTTAAGGTCAACCTGAATTATGTTGTGTTTAATATCCTCACCAAGACAAGGACAATAATTAACGCCACCGTGAGCAGACTTCTTGATGATTTTGTATTCAGGAAAAGTCTTTGGTGATATATCATCCGCAAGTGTAACCTTATCTTTCTTGCAAGCACTCTTGACGATTTTTCTGCTCATTTGTGAACTTGTCATATAAAGTCGTTTGTCAGGTACAAATGAGTGTTTCCACATTGTTTCAGCCCAATTAGCAATATCCTTACTTGTCGTAGGTTTCTTGTTCCAACAATCCCTGAACTCAATGTAGTCTAATACCTGAAAGTAACCCTTACAATTATTGACATCAACCAAATAGGTTGTTGTAACATAGTTGTAAAGATAGCACCACAAATCTCTTAATCTATTGTTAGGTGTGTAGATTACCAAATAGTCCTTTTTATGAGCGTTATATGATTTAAGGTCGTACTCTTTACACACAGCAGATAAGGTGTTAAGTAACTCCTTAACACTCTTACCCGTGTATGATTTTGTTTGAGAAGAAAGGCTCCAATCTGTCAAGAAATGACAACCTTCCTCTACAACATAAATATCATTAAAGGATATTCCCCAACCCTCAACAACATACATTGAGTAATTAGAGCCACCACCTTTAACAGGCTCATAGCCTTTGTCCTTAATACAAATTCGCTCCATTTCCAATTTCCTCTTACGGTAGTCTTAACATTTGTTCCCTTAATTCAACTAATTCCTCGAAGGGGGCTTTACTATTAACCAATTTACCAAACTCCCTCATCATATTACCTATCTTTACCTGTGACTCAAGTGATTTGCCATAAAAGAACTCTGAATAATCTCTTGTCTTTGGGTCTTCACCGTCATAATACGCTTCGATTACATCGGTAAGTAATGACTTAACATCGTCCTTGTACCTTTGTTCTGCAATTTGAAGTGCAATTTCTCTTTTGCGTTGTTCATCGTAGGCTTTCTTCGCTTGAATTTCCTTACCAAAGTTAACATAACCTCTATCGCCTGTTGAGTTAGGTATTTGTGCCTCTAATGCTCGTAAGTTTTCAGCAGTTAAACCTTTGGTACTAATCTTGCCTCTTGAAGTGAACTCAATTCCTGCATTTGATAAGTTTTCCTTGATGTAGTCGGTATCAACATTACCTGACTTTTTCATAGCATCTAATCGAGCATTGTACTTACCAATAACCGAACTGCGTTCCTTCCTTGTCTTAAAAAACCCTTTAATTGCTTCAAATATTCCCATAACTTATTCCTCCAAATCTGTGTGATTTCTGCGTCTACCGATAGGTATTGCGTTTGCTATAATGGAAACTACTCCTATTATACCAACAAATATGATGAAGTGTAATGGGTTTCCCTCTAACCAACGAACGAAGAAGTCCTCTATGTTACTAAAAATCGTATCCATTACTCCTTGCCTCCTGTTTGATGAGTTCGTCCAACTTGTCATACTCTAAATTGTAGACATAATCCATCCCATACTTACTAATTACACGCTTTAACATAATTTCCCTGTGTTGAGTATTATCGTTATTACTGTAATAAGCGTTCATTGTGTTTCTCCTTTTAATTGTAACCACTTTTCGGTTGGCTTATGGTCTTCGGTAAAGTAACCGCCTTTAATGAGAGGCTCCCAAGCCCAATCACCAAGTACCTTTTCATTATCATATTCCCTCTGTTGCTCGATTATCTTATTAAGTCCGTTCATATTACAATTCCTCCTGAATAAGTTTTGTAAGGTTTGCCTTTTCCTCTTCGGTAAGTGTACTCTTGATAGGGTTGTTATCAACGAGTGTCAAGTTAGTTATGATAAACTGTTGTTTGGATGCTCTTGTAGATGTTCGCTCAAAGTGTTCGATAGTCCAAAAGCACTGACCACAGCAGTTGCATTTAATCTTTCTTCTCGTTACGGATAAATCGAAAGGCTCTGATACCACTTCAATTTCACCATTAGGGTTTGTTTTGTCAACAATACGGTTAGCCTGAATTGACTGCTCATTTGAGTAAGTATTGTTAACCTTCAAATCGTCGCTACCACAATAAATGCACTTCATAGTCTTATACCTCCGTGTTTAATTTGTTATACATTTTACGCATAGCTTCCTGTACCGTCTTGCCTCTGTACTCCCAAACTCGAAAACCTTTCTTCTCTGCGGGTAAGAGTTCACCGTTTTTGTAGTAAACTATTTGATAGTACCTTGCCATATCAATAGTGAACCACTCACTCCTTTTATGGGTTGCACAGAACTTCTCTCTGTCGGGAATTTCCCTCTGACGAAAACCTCTTTGGTGGTGTGTAATTACCGCTTCATAGGTATCATCACCTATCTTGAACTCACTAACGGCATACCACTTTTTAGTATAGTCTTTGCTTTCAATGTCCTCGCCTTTGATTACAATGGTATTGCGGATAACATTGGAAGAGATGTAATACTTTGAGTAGTATTCGTTCTTTTCCGCTTCACAGATGAGGTAAACCAAAAACATTAGTTGGTGATAATCACAAGTAGTGATTGTACCTGCATCTAAAGCCTTTTCCAAATCTTCAAAAGTAGTAGGTGTAAACATAATAAAATCCTCCTATAGTTTTTGTTTGTCACCTTAATAGGACTTATCCTATTGACTTTATTATACCAGATACATCTATCTAATTCAAGTAGTTTTATTAAAAATATTCAAAAAAAGGGCTTGCCCTATTTTAAGAACAAGCCCTCTATTATGGTAAGTATAATCAATACAACAAGCAAGCAACCTATTGATATGATAAAGCCCATTATGCCTCAATATAGATACCGCTATTAAGGTAACTATTGATAGTAGAAAGGCTTGCCTCGCTTGCACCTGTAGCACCTGAAACCGTAGCACCTGCACATTGACAGAAACCACTAATACTACCAATTTGTAAGTATTGATTACAAGGATAACCATATTTATCACAATAAGCGGTATAATTAGCCAAGTCTTTTGGTAACAACTGCATCATCTTGAATATAATCTCACCATTGTAAGTACCATTACCCAAGAAAAGTCCAGGTAATCCACCACCTATTTGACCGCTCGCACAACCACTTGAAACACCTGATTGAGCAAAAGCACCACCAACACCACTTGCGATGGCGTTTGTAAAGGACGAGCCTTTGCTACCCATTTTAGGCTTTGAACTTTCATCGTCAGAGCCTTCATCTTTTGTTCCAATCATCGAACTACCCCCCATAGAATATACCTTTGCGGTAAGTTCTGCTGTCCTGTGCATAAATGCGGTATATGAAGTATTGGCTTTACCAACTGCACCAAGTATATCCATTCCGATATTACCTGACCAACCACCTATGATAAGTCCTGTACCAATGTTATTGGCTCTTGCATACATAGCCCATTCACCCGAAACTAAATCAAGTGCATAACTTAAACCACAAGAACCCGTTTGGTCACGAAGATAGGTTAAATCTACTTCTGCAAAACCACCCCAAGTCTGTACCTGCATTGAAGCCCAACGCCTATTACGCAAGAACTTGTATGTTAAAGCATCACTACCCCACGGCATAGAAACTGTCAATGCACCGTGCTGAATATATGATGTAGGTATCTTCTTACCATAGTGTCCTGTCTTAACACCACCAAGTACAATTTCCGTACTCGAACCAGGATAGCTACTTGTTGCAATAGGTATATATCTTGCGGAAATTATGTTATCACGCCAAGAGCCTAAACCACCAACTTGTGATAATACATTAGCCAAGTCTTTTGCTACATCACCAACCCAAGTTGAAGAACTACCCATAAGAACGGATGCGAGGTCGCAACACATATTATTGAACTCTGTTACTGTAAGAGCAAAAGTGTTTACACCATAACTTGTATCAGCACAACTCATACAAGCCATTACAACTGTACCACTATTACCTTCAGCCCAAGTGATTCCAGGTATGTTACCGTGTGTAGCCGTAATTGATACGGACTCCTCTTCGGGTTGCATACGAATATCGTCCATATATTCGTTCCAATGTCCTGAATCACCATAAACAACAAATGCGTTTGTGTTTTTGATAGCATCCGCATAAGTAGCCAACGGGTCTAAATGACAATGGACTTCTTGTAAATTGTTTGTAAGGTAAACAATATCGTCTACCCAATAGTAACGACCTTCAAATGATGCATAGTTGTAAAATGTTCCTTTTGATAAACCTTGTACTATGAATACAGGTGTTTGCATTGAACAAGGCTCTTTGAGTTTACAGTTCAAACTACTACCGCCACTAAAAGTGTGGCTAATTGAGTTAATACGCTTTGAAGTATTACCTATACTTACTGTTGGCATTGTTATTTCCTCCTTGTTAGAAATAAGGGGTGGCAGTTTTTACCACCACCCCCGTAGATTAGTAAGCAACTCTTACGGTTACACATACATCGGTAATAGAGCCTTGTACCGAACCCTGAACCGAGCCACTTGCAGGGTTAAAGATAAGTCCTGTTACTTTGCCTGTACCGTCCGTTATTGACTTATAACCACTATCATTATAAGTACCTGAAATAGAGAGAACTCTACAAGTACCATAAATCGGTGAGCATACAGTCAAGCTCAAGAAGTTACTAACACTTGAGGCATAGCCTGTGTAGTCGTAAACATCATTACCTGCGGCATCCTGACCGTAGTACATCTCCAACATATTGTTGTGAGAGGAGTCAAGAGCACCTGAAATCTGTACTCCGCCTCCACCTCCGCCAACGGATACAATTTGAGCAGTGTGGCTTGTTATTGTTTTTGTGTCGGCATCAACAACCATTGTAACCAATATCTGTTGTGTACAGTCATCAGGGAGTGCAAACCACGCATTTATCGTGAATGTACCCGACTGATAGCCCATATATACCTGCCACAAGAAGGATATAACTCCATCTGTACTATCATAGTAAGTACTGTTTATTGCACTATCTACGCAGGTACATTTAACAGCCTTATAACTAACTCCATCGCTGTATGTTACGGAAGGCTGAATATCAATAAGGCTACTATTACTCCAAACCGAACTTGAAAAGTCTGTTACATAAGCGGTATATTTAGGATTTGACACCTCGCTCCAATTACCGAGCGAAACAGATATGGATGTCTTTGCTCCACCGCTTGCAGGCTTGTTTATCCACATACCACTATTAGCGTCGTATGTCAATACATCACCGTCAGCAAGGGTATTAGGGTCAATAACGACATCCGTAAGACTATCAAGGTCAACCTGCAATTCAGCATTTACCCATTTACCGCTATTTGCGTCATAAGTAAGGAAATCGCCATCTGCGAGTAAAGCATTGATGTCAACATCCGCAACATTATTGAGCAAGTTAGCGAGTGTCTTTAAGGTATTGCCTGCACCGTCCGTAACCTCAATCTGTTTGCTTGCGTTATAGTCTACATCGGCAACATAAGTGGTAAGGTCTTTACCGTTGATGTCAGTTTGTGCGGAGTAAGCCGTAACTTCAAATCTAAACAGTTCAGCCATAGGAGTATCACCATTGTAACAAACTATCTTGTAGTGTCCGTCCTGAACATCCTCAACGCACTCCATATACTTGATATAAGTATTCTTGATAACATTGTCGTTGGTGTCCTTCCAAGCTGTTTCGGCATAATGGATGGTGAGCGTATCAACATCGCCTGTACCGTGTGTAACGGTTACATAGTCGCTGTTTTGTGATACAACGATACTCTTGATATAGTCGGCAATAAGATTACCGTAAGTATCGTTCTTTGCCACATCAACTGCAGGGAGTAAAGATACTATGATATTACCCATAGCGTCTCTGAACTGAAGTTCGCCTGTCTGTGCATCGTTAGTAACATTAGCAATATAGGTTGTCTTAATGACATTACCTAAATCGTCCTTTTGTGCTTTAACTGCATAAGGGGCGGTAATGCTATAAGCCGTACCACCGTAAGTTGTGAATACAATATTATCTCCCGAAACTGAAACACTCTCGATAGCGTTCGTACAATCTGTTGCGACGGTTGCAAGGTCAGCATTTGTAGCGTGGCTTGCTTCGGTAGCATATGGAACTGTAATTTCGGATAACTGTGTTCCGTCTTTGGAGATTAACTTAACAGTCGTAGTACCTGCTTGTAACTTATCACCGTAGGATGCCTCAATCTCATCACCTGCACCATCGTTCAAAGCACGGGTAGCATAAGCAACTGTAATTGAGTTCAACAGTCTGCCCTTTGCGTCACGGAGAGTAACATTGTCGCCCTCTACTGCAAGGGATGCGGCATAAGTTGTGAGGTCTTTACCATCAACATCCTGTGATGCTTGTACGGCATAAGGGATTGTCAAATCAACGATAGTACCATCGCCGTGTGTGATTCTAACCTTGTCGCCTGCAATCTGAACATTGTAGATATAGTCCTCAAGTTCGTGTCCGTTGATGTCATACTTTGCTTTATCAGCATAAGGTATTGTAACTGCAGTATTCGTACCGTCGCCGTGTGTAAATACTACCGTATCACCAACTCCTGCAACAGAGAAGATGTAGGTGGAAATATCTCTACCGTTCTTGTCAACTGTTGCTTTCTCTGCATAAGAGACTGTAACCGAGGAAACTACTTCGCCCGACTCGTTTACCAATCTCAGTTTGTCGCCTGAAACATTAAGAGCCAAACCAACATATCTTTGGCACATATCGACTAACCAATCGAGATTCATTTCGTGGAAGTCTGTTCCAGGGTAGGTAAAGTTTCTAAACATATTAGGCATAATTATTTACCTCCTTCATTACAGCCTATTGTCAAGTAAGTCGTAGATATTGTTGAGGATAGCAATAATAGTGGCATCGTCTGCCCTTATCTGTGTCGTATCGCTCGCAATAGTTACAACCTTATTGTAAGTGTTCAAAGTGTTGTTAGCAATATCTTCGGTAAAGCCTGCGGTAGCTCCTGTGTTGCTTGCAACCGTATTGATGTTGTTAGCAATAGAAGTGGTATTACCCTTGATAGTAGCCACATCACTCTTGATAGTGTCTGTGTTAGCCTTTATTTGTGTAATAGGCGTAACTACAGCACCTGTATTATCCTTAATATCACCAAGAGTGCTATTAGTGGTTGATAATTTCGTGTCTATTTGCTGTACTTCATAGAGAGTATCATCAACCGACTGTGCCATTCCAGGTAATACATCGGTATTGTCCTTGATGTCATTAAGGTCGCTAACCATTGTGTCGGTATTGTCCTTAATAGCACCTGTGTCATCCTTGATGTCAGATACTTTTGAAAGTAACTGCTCAATCTTTGTATTGATTGCCGTTAAGAAGGCAGTCAATAAATCACGAATTTCTTGTAATAGAATTGTCGGCATAATTATTTACCTCCTTAAAATACGCCAATCGTCATCTCGTCAACGAAGATGTCAGCCATATGCTCATATAAGTTCCAATAACGAACTTCATACTCTGACTTGAGTAACTTTTGGCTTGTCTGTGAGATACCCCAATTTCCCCAAGAATGATAATCTCTATCAAAATCACGGTCATTAGTTGTATCTGTGTCAACGGAGCCTGAAGTATTTGTGGTAACATCTTCTGTTCCTGTAGTGCCTTCAGTTCCAACAGTAGTCTTATCATCAGTACCACTACCGCTTTCCGACCAAGTAACATCAGTTGTCTTGTCATCCGTTCCGCTTGTAGTAGTAGACGAACTACCGCTTACATCTGATTTATCGTGTGGCTGATAGGTATTTGAATCAAATGCTGATACTGTGTTTGTTGTAGTTGAACTATTAGTAGTTGAGGAACTACCTGTCGTATCATCATCAACCACCTCTTGTGAAGTACCACTCTTGCTATAAGTAGTATCGTCGTCCACAACTTCACGGGTATTCTTACTTCCTGTGGTATCACGGTCAACGACTTCATTACCTGTCGTGGCGGTGTCCAATGTACCCTCATCATAAGTATCTTCGTGGACGGTCTCATAGCCGTTTCTATCCCAAAGTGGCTCATACTCTTTTTCACAAGCGATAAACCATTTATCAAATACAGGCTTCCACTTATTCCACCATTGTTCATTCATAATATAGTAGAATCGTGGGTCTGTGAAAATAGGCTCGAAACTCATACCTTTTAACATAATGGTAGAAAGTAGAGTTTCAGCACTAAAACCCTCAACTTCTTCGGAAAGTGTCCAAGCGTCCATAAGACTTTTAGGAGTTTCCATCGAATTGAGCATCCTCTCCATTGTCCATAGAGTTAATCGGCTGTTCATATTTCTCTACCTCCAAGTTTGTTCCAAAGTGTGAGTTGATAAGTTCCATAGATTCCTTTAAGGTATTAACCCAACAACTAACTCTTGACTGTGCCTGTGCATTTGACATTTCAGCCTCCGCATTTAACATATGGGCTTTCTTGTCAGAGTTAGATACGGGTAAACCAATCTCCATATAGAACCCATCCATTATAGTCTGCATATCTTGTAACAAGTCTGTAACAACATATGTCTGTGTGTAATTGTTCATAAAGCAACCTTCGAAAGGGTTTTTACGAGGCATTACTTCCTCATCAAAGTGTTTGGTGTTGTCCTTCCATACAACCAAAGATTCACCCGCTTGTATCTTGTCGTAAACTTTCTTCAACTTCTCTGACTCTGCCAATGAGTCTGCGGTAACAACTAACGGCATTTTAGCGTTGATAAGTCCAACATTGATACCTTTGGTAATCTCTGCGAGCTGTGTCGCATAGTGGTCTATGATGTCCCAAACTCCGTTAAAATCGGGAGTTAATTTCAGAATTTCACAGTCCTTGTGAATCTCGAACTCCTTTTGATATAACGGATTACTTACGATTGCCTTCGTGGGCTGATAGTAAAAATCATATCCACTTAAAGTGCAAGGCTGAAAGGCTATGCCCGTTTCCTTGTCGCCAAATCGAGCAGACTCGAAAACTGCAACATAGCCCCTCGCCCATAAGCACAGTAAGAAAAAGTCTTGCGACCATTCCTTTGGCAAGTTTTTGAACTCCAAGCAACTATCAATCTTCTGAAGTAAACTTCTAAACCAATACTGATATTGCTCTGACTTCAAGTTCCAATAAGTATTTGGGACGGTCATATTCTGTAGAATGGCAATCTGTCTTTCGTCAAACATAACCGTCAACCTCCTAATACTTACTTATACCAAACAACAATCTCTGCATCGTTTGCAGGAGCTGTGTCGAAGGTAATTGTCTTTGTGTCAGCGTCATAAGAATAGTCTGTGTCAGCTACTTCTACGCCACCAACTGTTACCTTGAGGATTTCACGAACTTCGCCCTCAAGTACGAAGTCTACTTCAGAGCCGTCACCTTCGAAAGTTTCGGTAGCACCACCCTCACCGAGGATATAGATAATGCTGTTCTCCGTGTAGTCCTGAATCGCACCGAATTTATAGTGCATCCAGGTGTTCGTGTAAAGATGTCTTGCGTTGACAGGAGTTACATAAGCACCTGTGAACTGATTGATTGACTGAATTGCGTCTGTATCGAAAAGGATACCAACAACATAGTCAAGAGCAACCTCTGCAGTTGTAGCACCATCGGGAAGAGCAGGCTTGCAGTCAATACTCATTCTCTTGCCAGGTACTGAACTCTGCCAATAAGTAACACCTTCATAGTTTTCGAGAGAGAGATACTCAGGATTGAAAATCTCAGGCATAACTCTTGTCTTTGCCTTTGCGATGAACTCGCTGAAAAGCATCAACTTCTGCTTTGCCTTTGGAGTAAATCTCAAAACATTGTAATCAACGCCACCCTCTGTGATTGTGAGAGGATTGTGATAAAGAGCAGTTCTCTCTTCAAGACGGTCAGAGTCAATCTTAATCTTTGATGTGAAGAACTCCATAAACTCTGTGAGGTGCTCACGGAGAACTTCGTCTCTTGTGTAAGACTTACCTGTCTCGTCGTTGAAATACTTGATAAGGTCAACAACGCACTCACCACCAAGAGTAGGGGTAGCGGATGTAGCCTGTAAGTAAACACCTGCGATACGGTCAGTAACGAGTGCTCTGTTACGAGATTCAAGAGTAGACTCGATGTCATTCTCAATCTCTGTCATACAGCCGTTCATAAATGCGATGAAGGTAGCCTCGTTGTTGAAAGCACTCTGTAACTGTGCGAGAGGTGTAGTATAGTGCTTATCCCATACTGCCTCTGACAAGAAGAAACGCTCTACAACTTTAGGAAGCTTAATCTCCCACATAGAACCTGCACCGTCGCCATCATCCTGACCATCAGCAATATTAGTGTTGAGGTCGGTATTGAAAGCACCTGATGCCTCGTTATCTGCGGCATAGAAAGATACCTTTGCTTTACGAGTGTTGAACTGATTTTCACTTGCGTTGATAAGTCCGAACTTACCTGTGTACTTGCGAGACTGCATTACAACCTCTGCAATAGTACGATAAATGCTACCGAGTACATTTTCTGTACCTGTAGCAAGAGTCTTTGTACCTGCGTCGATAAATGAAGTATGGTCAACAACTGACAAATCAGCCTGAGCTGTAGCCTGTCTTGCCAAAGCGTTCATTACGGCGTAAGCATCCTTAATCTGAAATACTGCCATATTACTTTTCCTCCTTAAGCAGATTTACAAGTTTTGTGATGTCATCTTCACCGCCACCCTGTTCATTTTCAGGCTTTGGTGTTTTGTCATCCGTTTTGTTTATTGATACATCACCTGTCGTTTCGTCTACTACCGCCTCGACTTTTTTAACTTCAGGTGAAGTTTCAACCACTTCCATAAGTTTTAGTACATCAGCAGGTTTATATCCTGCCTTCGCTAATGCTACAATATCCGAGATTTTCATAATTAAATTCCTCCTGTGCTTATAGTAAATCTCTCGTACTAACTTTCAAGTATTGTAAGTAAGTGTGGTAGAAATAATCTCCCGTAAAACTATCCTCACAATATACTCGACCCATTTTAAGTTCGTTATCAATATCAACACCTATACGGTCTTTAATATCACCCCACATTAAAGGTAAATTGTTCCAATGTGTGTATGTTAAGTCTTTAACATTTGTCAAGTGATAATATGAACTCTGTTTTGGTGTTTGTCTGATAACCAAAAACTCTCTTTCGTGTGGCTCTTCTTGATATAAGCCATCAACGACTTCCAAAGTGTACCAACGAGCGTAACGAACAAATATACCCAAGTTGATACCCATTACTGCATCATACATTGAACATAAGAGTTGTTCATAAGCCTCTTCATTATCGGTATGCGGAATGTTTGCTACATCTTGTATTTCCCATTCACCCGTTTTAGCCATTTTAGAACCACGAACATACTTACTTGTTCGTTTACCAATTTTAGGGTTGTACTTACACCATTCAGCACAAACCTTTGTAGGCTCGCCCTCTTCGTTTGTAAGCATAATTTCCTTGATTTCACCCTGCGTAATTGCATTAGGGTCAATACCGTAGGGGCTGAAATAAGGACTATACTTACCGATAGAGTTACCAACAATGAATATCTTTACATCTTGTAATGTACGAACAATGGTACTTACGGTTTGTTCCCAAGCATCAAATTCATCACGAAGAACTCTCTCTGATTTGAGTTGTAAGAACTCGTCAAAGATTATTACTTGTACCTTATCAAATGTCTGCGATTTGGTGTGTGCTACCTGATTAAGAGCAACAGCCCAACCAAGTGTTTGTTCTTCAATGGAGTCATCATCTTCATTGTAAAGAATAAATGCACCTCTGAAAAACTTAATAGCATAACCTTTACCAAATATCTCATCGACTGGAAGTGGGGATAATAGTTTAGTCATTGATTTGACAACTATATCCTCCTTCCATCGACGAACATATACGAATGTACGCTTTGACTTCTTAAAGTTTTTAAGAGCATAAAGCAAACATTGATAAGTCTTACCGTTTGAACGCTGACCCCAAATAACTGATATATCGGGGTCTTTGTCAAGTATTGGTTTAAGGTTGTAAAAGTCTTTGGATGTGAGAGCCTCCTCCATCGTCTTTGCACGACGCTTTTCTCGTTCCTCAAACTCTTTACTGATAGTAGCCATTACTTTTTGTACTCCTTTGCCGCTTTTTCAGAATTAGCACCGTAAAAACCATCGACCTTTGTACCCCAAATTGCTTGACACTTTTTGACTGCAGATAAGGTTTCGCTACCTATATCCCCGTCAGCACCGTATTTAGGTAAGCAATTAGGTAATGTCCAAAGTAACAACTTTTGTAACTTTACAACTTCAGCACCTTTGTCGCCTCTTTGGAAATATCCTCTTGCAGGTCTTTTAGGAAATGCACCTGTGTAACCCGAAGGTGTAGGTGTAGGTGGAGTAGGTGTAGGTTTTTCTGCAGTGTACCACGGACGACCAAAGCCTTCCATATCACTAATACGGCGTGTTACACTTGCAACTTTGTTATTGTGATTACCCTCAATGGTCTTAAATGTACCATTACTGTTTACTTGTGAAACAAAACCTGTGTGTCCATATCCGTCAGTAAAGAATACATCACCCTCTTCAGGTTTTGAGTAGAACTTCTTTTTGTTCTTATAATATTGTGCATTAAACTTTACACCACAACCACAGTTATCTGATTTAGGCTGATACTGTGCCGCAAGTGCTGTACCCTTTGGGTCAGGTGAACTTGCTTTCCAAATGCACCACGAGGTAAATGTTGCACACCAAGCCACATTTTGCTTATTTCCATTGAAGTAGTGGATTGCATCGAGGTCACGGGCGTACTTCGTCCAGTTGTTGCCTTCTTCGGTGTAGCCAATTTCTTTGTTGGCGATACGCTTTACATCTGACCAATAAACATCACCCATAGTTACGCCTCCTTATCAAGTTTGTCGCAGAGCTTATCAACTGCAGTAGTCAACTTTTCAATAGCCTGACGATTCTCGTTGTTGGACTTGTCATACATATCAAACATACGCTCAATGTTCCTATTCTGTTGGTCTATCATATACTTACAGAACCATCCAAGTCCACAACAGGCAACTATTGGAAATCCGATACTCTGAATAAGTCCGCCTATTGTTGAGTAGTCCATACTTTAACACTCCTTTACATTATTATTATATCATAGTATAACCCATTAAACTATCGGTTAAGTCATATTAAACTATCGTTATACTATTATAATTAAATAGCTCTTCATTTCCACAACGAAGTTGTGGGCTACGAACAAAGTGAGTAGACCCATCCCCCCACCCCTCTATATTCCAACCTATTTCATTTAGTTAAGACCCCCCAACACCGTTTCCAACGGTGTTGGGGGTTTAGTCATATTTGTTATAGTTATAGCAAGT